AACTGGCAAAATTATCATCACAGGTGCAGAAACTCTCAAAGAGATTGCTTTTGCTTACAATATCATCAATCAACATATCAACGATGATCCCCAGATTCGTGTGTCACCCACCGTAGAGACAGATGTCTTTGATGTATTCTTGGGACACAAGTGTGAACCAATGATCCAACATCTCAGAAGTAAGGGATTTAATTCCTGGCTTCAAACGATTGTCAACAGGCAAATTAATTTCTAGATGTATTTTAATATAAGATGTCTCAACGACTTGGTATGGCCGATGGTCGATGCTTCACCATCAATTCCTCAGCCCAACTTACAAACAACTATTTGATGAAACAAAATGGTATTACATTTGAAGATAACTACAACTACCGTCAACTTCTTCAAAAGCAAGGTCCAGAACTTCTTAACAAAGTTCAAGAACAATCACGAACTACCTGTGACCCATGCGATCGATACACCGATATGTCCAAGATTTACTAACTGAGCTAAATCACGAAAAAAACTTTAAACCCATACTCTAGAATGTCACAATGTGCCATATGTCTCAATGAAGTCAGATCAACGAGGACGAATTCTCCGATCAGATGTGGACATATGTTTCATTCCCACTGTCTAGAGGAATGGAAAAGTAAAGGTAAGAATACTTGTCCCATATGTAGAAAAGTATTTGACGTTTCGCAGTTTAAGGTGACGGTGACGGTTCAGAACAATTACACAGCGCAGTCGAACGCTGTGTCATTGCAGAGTGAAGCCATTTTCAATATAATGGATATATTTGATATGTCTTTTGATGTTGAAAATACAGTAGATTTAGACAGTCTTCTGTCTGACCTTGGGATGAGTCTTTCCGACCTTGATTCCCTTGTCCTTGACGCAGAATGAGCTGCAGTACGTCTCATAGTTTAGTCCGGGGTAGTTCCTATCCGCTTTACGAGGATCCTTAATGGATTTACCAGATGCATCAACCAGAAGTGGACCCGTGGCCCACCCCCGCTTGTGGCTGAAGACATTGGCTCTAAAAACGATTCTCTTATTTGGCATAAACTTACCAGCACGCTTGACTCTTGACAAAGGTATTTTGAAGAATTTGGCGACAGATTCCTGTGTATCACCTGGCTTAACACGGTATTCCACGACACCGTGTTGAACATAGAAGTGGAAGTCTCCTTGACGAATATAGTTTGTCGGTCTTCCAGGAGACACAAACATCATCACCTTATAGTACCCCTTTTTACACTTTTCATTGGGTTTGACACGATATATCTTTGCGGGGTTATCCGAAATAACGCGCTTTGGGAGACTCGTACAGTGTGTATAGTTGTGGTTTCTATTGGAAAGACCCGAGCGATCACCTGGAATAGATTTTTGAAATCTATACGCTTCATAGTCGCCCACGGCATATGCATAACAATTGTTATTGCCTATACCAGTAGAAGTTCCCCAACGTTTGTTGGTGAATTTTCTTTCAGACCCACTGAGAGGGAGGTCCTTCATTTGTAGTGTATGTAGAAAAAAATATCATTAATAAGTAAAATGCAAGTCCTCGACCGTGTCGCCAAGTCTCAAACCAAGTCGGACATGCTCACCGAGCTTCTCCTCTTCATTCTTAACGTTCTTATCTCGACCTTCGTTCTCCGTTTCGCGTGGAACCGATCCCTTGTGAAGCACATTACCGTTCTCAAGCCAATTTCTACCATGCTTGATGCTTTCATCCTCGCTCTCTCTTTGAGCATTATCCGTGCTTAAATCTCACTGTAACCCACGATCTTTTCCCCATTGGGGCTAACAAGAGTTGGGAAGGCTTCCATGCCTGAACAACCTTCTTTTTCACAGTCAACAAACTTGAATGGCTTATCAGCCTTTTTCATGTACTCCAACTGTTTACGAGTCCAACCACAGCCCATGGTCCCGTAAATAGTCCACTGTTCTCCATTTGAAACTGACGCACTGACGGTAACATCAAGGCGTCGCTTTCCTGTTTGGGAGAGAATCAAAAGATCAATGAGGATGAGGAGAGCAAGAAGCCACATATTTTATACTATACGATTACATATTTTTTATGAATTTACACATTTGTTCTTTGGTTAAGTTTGAATCTAATTTGAACATTTTGACTAATTCTTCCTTCTTGTAGAGACGACACTTACGCCGATCAATTTTGAGATCACCATTCTTGTTGATGAATATTTTTGGTTTGTTAACCGCAATCTTCTTTTCAATTTCACGAACTTGTGACATCACGGATGGTTTGCGTTTGGCAATACCAGGTCTCTTTGGTGGAAGCTTCTTCTTTTCAGCTTCCTTTTGAAGAACAGCCCTCGCACGACGAATGGCGCTCATGGTGGCAGGTTTCGCGGGTGTTTTGGGTTTGAGTGCCACCGTCTTTTTTGGGATAATCTTTCTGAGAATGGCAATCTTCTTCTTAGCTTGAAGGAATGGGTGTTTCAAGATTTGGACATAGGTTGGAAGACCCGTGTGTTTTAGAGGGCGGAGACGGAAATCTTTGGTAACAGGTGATGATCTAAGAAGATATTGTCGTGAAAAGAGGTCTTCCATGAAATGACGCACTGGCACAGATTTTGTGTAATTGTATATGATGTTAAGAATGTAGTGTGCGTCATACATTTGATGCGATCCAGAGTAAATACCAGAATTCTTAAACTCACCACTCACGACATTTGGGTTTCTAATACCTTCGATCGTGGACATACCAAAATCAATCATAATGGGTTTGTTACCCTTCAATACGAGAAGGTTGTTCCAATGAAGATCATGGTGTCTAAACTTTGGATACTTTTCGTGAATTGCTTTCAAGTTTGTGATGAGTTGAGAAATCACTTGACGATAATCTTCGGGTGATTGACTCCTTTTGATCCATTTTTCGAGGGGTTCACCCTCAATGTATTCAAAATAAAGAACATCATCGCGATCACACGATTTGAAGTGGTACATGCGAGGCACTCCCATACCTCTCAACTTTTCCGCGATGCGATACTCCATTCGGGCACTTGGTTCTGTCGTGACTTTGATGGCGACTTGTGTTTTACATTCGTCATCGAGACATCCATAGAAGACAGTACCGTACGTACCTTTGCCGATTACTCTGAGTCGGGTAGCCTTGTTAATCTTGAGTGGTGTCATTTGAATCTTTGTAAAAAATTGTTGTTCTGGGTAGCACGCCTTTTGCCCCCTTATCAATTTCTTAACTTCTTCACCGACCGCGTTCTTCTGAGAACTGGTCTTGGCGTTGTTGGCGATGTGGACGAGGTCCGCGAGTTTCACCATACTTATTACATACTAACAAATTTTTCATCATACCACTTTGAAACTTCTGGGGCATCTATATCATGAAGTAGATCTTCTAATTCTTTCTCATCCATATGAAACATGGCTTGTTCAAGCACTTTTAAGTTCTGACTCATGACAGCACCACACATGACTGAACGACCCATAACTTTCATAATTTCATGCCAGTGATATTGTGACTCTTTTCTACACACCTTTCTAAAAGCTTGGTACATATGATACGCTTCATTGTGGTCTGGATGTTGTGCAATCAGAAAAGTTAGGTATTCTTCCTCACCCCCTTCATTAAGCATTACATAATCCATATATTCTACAATCTCACATTCCATTTTCATGAGAGTGATAGCATCTCCATCTCTGATAACTTCTGTAAGATCCTTTTGATTCTCAATGAAATTCATTCTGTTACGATATCTACTGAAATATAGATTACTTAGGTATGACAACATCTATCTTAATTCTTCTTGAGAGAATAACTTCATATGTAACTTGTTTCATAAGTTTCATATCAAATTTGAGGAATTATTTGATTACAATTTAATTATTTATTCTTCGTCTACTTCAACTTCCTCTTCTTCTTCATCAACCTCATCCTCTTCTGGGAGGTCAAGACCTTGGAAAGCAAAGGATGGGAGCTTGGTGGATTGCTCAAGGAGAGCTTGTTGAAGACGGATCGTCACACCAAACTTGTTGTCAATGAACCAAATGGAACTGACATCAACAATAGCCATAGCCTTTTGTCCCTTCTCAACACTGTCAAGGGGGACAGCCTCCTTTTGCATACTGTAAGCTTCTGGGACGAAAGTACCATCCGGCTTAGTGGCAATCTTAAGCTTGAGGGTAGATGGATATGGCTCCTTACCTGGGCGCACAATTGGCTTGTAGAGAGCTTCACGGAGAACCGCGACATTGAACTCCTTACCGAGCCATTCCTTGGAGTTCTCGGCGACAGTGTTGACGATGAGTTCATCAAGCTCCTTCAACTTGTCATGAAGGTCCATCGCTTCAGCATTATCAGAGTCAAAGCTGAGGTCAAGAGAATAAGTAGTGCGTCCAGTGCCTTCGTCAGTGAACGCACTGAGTCCATATGGGGAACGCATGAATGGGAGTTGAAGGTAGAGTTTTTTGTTGTCGCCACCGTTCAAGTAGACGGTCTTACCGCCATTCTTATTCTTACGGAGTTTTGAAAAGCCTACAGAAGAGGCAGAAAATTCAGAGGATCGTTGGATAGCAAGCGACATTTGTAGTGGGTATTATATATCTACTGGGATGCTAGACTTTAAGTTATTTTTTTTGTGTGACTAAAGTAAACATAATCATGGGTCTTTTTAAAGACTGCGGCTGTGGGTGCAATGGTCAGAAGCAACAGGAGAAGTTTGTGAGTTCCCTCATTTCCGGTCTCACCTTTTTCATCATCGCGAATCCAGAAACTTTCCGTCTCGTCAGGCGAGTTCTCGGTCCACGCATCGCGACTCCCAACGGTTGTCCATCAACCATGGGTCTTCTTGTACACTCCCTTGTGTTCATCCTCGTCGTGTGGGGTATGATGAATGTCAAGAAGGATTTACCAGTCGTGCGCCAAGTTAAAGAAACAACGGAAACAACTGAACCAGTCCCACCAATTCGTCAAGTGGACGTTGTGATGAAGCCTGGTATGGTTGATACTCCATTCCAAGATACCGGTCTCGAACTCGAGTCGTTGGATCTCAACTCCTCTATGTAAGAATAAATGAACGATCGCTAGTTTGTTCAATTTTAGAAAAATTTAACATTTTCAATTTATTGTGAATGTTTTCCACATGTTTATTGGTGATAGTCCAACAATTTTCAATAAACATTTGACCATTATATTCGACAATGAGAGGTCCGGGTCCGCCAACCACTGATTGTAGAATTGCGTGCATGCGTGCTTACTAGATATTTGTGTCTAATCTTTAAAAGTCTTCATCAAAACCAATTTCATCTGAAGTGTCGTCCATCTTGCCATAGTCACCAACCCTCTTTTCGAAGAAGTTTGTCTTCCCGTCGAGGCTAATGTTCTCCATGAAGTCAAATGGATTCTTGGAGTTCCAAATTGGAGGCACCCCGATCTGCTTCAACAATCTATCAGATACATACTCAATATATTCAGACATTTTTTCAGAATTCATACCGATGAGAGCGCATGGAAGGGCATCCAATATGAATCCTTTCTCAATCTCAACGGCTTCCTTAACAATAGAATGAATAGTCTCAGTCGTTGGTTTAATACGCAATAATTTGAAAAGTTCCACCGCAAACTCTTGGTGGAGTCCCTCGTCACGAGAGATAAGCTCGTTGGAGAAGCAGAGACCTGGCATGAGACCTCGCTTCTTGAGCCAATAAATAGCGCAGAAGGAACCAGAGAAGAAGATACCCTCAACACACGCAAATGCGAAGAGTCGCTCAGCAAAGGAACGCGACTTTGTATCAAACCACTTCATAGCCCAATCCGCTTTCTTTTGAATACATGGAACTGTTTGGATGGCTTCAAAGAGCTGCTTCTTCTCAGCACCATCCTTAATATACTTGTCTATGAGTTTACTGTATGTCTCCCCATGCACCATTTCATTATGACACTGATACGCATAGAAGGATCTCGCTTCAGAGGATTGCACCTCATCAGCAAAGTTGTTATTGATATTCTCAAAAACAATTCCATCGGATCCAGCAAAGAATGCCAGGATGTATTTTATGAATTTCTTTTCATTTTCATTTAGAGTCTTCCAATCGTCCAAATCCTTTGAGAGATCTACCTCTTCAGCAGTCCAATTACTCATTTGAGCCTTCTTATAGAGTTCCCAGAGGTGTGGATACTTCAGGGGGAACACAGTAAATCTGTTTAGTGTGGGGGCTAGGAGAGGTTCGTACTCCTCCTCAACCCACTCTTGAAATTCAAAATAGTTTCCGATGCGACGTCCGTCACTAAATATTTGAGGGTAAGAGTCAAGTCTACCGTCACACAACTTTTTGAGATCCTCTTTCTCAATCATAACTTTTTCATAATCCATCCCCTCAGATTCACACAGTGTGACGGCGTGTTCGCAGTATTGACATCCTTCCTTCGAATAAATTGTGATTTTCATCTGTAGTATTATCGTTGATAATTTTTTGAGCGAAAACTCTAAGCATGATTGTGCCATCAGAAATAATCGAGAATGACATAGTAAAGCTGTTAGTAAACGAAGATGATGTAGAAGATGAAATGTTCAGTGTTGTGGGAATGAATACTGGCCTGGTCCTTGGAGTTCGGTATCTAAACCCTACTGAGCTCATATATAAGTCCGCGTGTGTCTATAAGTTGGATGACGGTGAGATGAGTCCAGCTCCATATGAAAGTGTGATGGAACATTACCCACGTGGTACTACATTTGAAGATCTCGAGATGAAGTCCCTCGGTGAAAACATGTTTGCGTTTTATTCCGAAATTGATATCGAAGATTCTGACTCTGAAATTTATGACGAGGATGAGAGTGATTCAGAAATGAACGACTTCATTGTACCCGATGATCATATAGACGGGGAAGTCATTCCTCCATCTAACTATAAAACCATAGACAAGGAATGGAATGCGTGGGAGCCAAGATCTCCAGGCGCGAGAAGTTTTAAAGAAACGGTTAATGCTATTGAAGCACTCGCAAAAGCGCACGCTGATAACCTAAGTTTTGGTGCGTAATAATGAAAACTAAAAAAGATAGCCCAGTTTCATACCATGATGCTGGCAGCTATCTGGTCCGATTTGGACCAATTATTACCAAAAAATAACGAACAAAAGCCAGTGAATACCAATTTTTGCCGTGAGTGCTCGGGTGTGAAGATTATTTCACCCGAGGGTCTCCCCACTTGCTCGGAGTGTGGTCTCATCGAAGATAACTTTGTTGACGACAGTGCGGAGTGGACAAGTGGGATCACTGATGATGGGCGGGTGAATGATCCATCTAGATGCGGCAACCCAAACGCAAACCCCGAACTCTTTTCCCAAAATTGGGGTAAGGGTACTATTATTTCAACGCAACGCTCTTCAACTTATGAAAACAAGAGAATGGCAAAGATTAATTTCCACATGTCCATGAACCACAAGGATCGGTCGTTGTTCCATGCGTACAAAGATATAGATGAAGCATGTCACACTCTTCCAGATACAGTGCTCAAGGATGCGAAAATGATGTATAGAAAGTTCAACGATGAGAAGTTGACACGCGGTGCGGTGAGACTCGGTATCAAAGCGAATTGTGTTTTGTACGCGTGCCGTTTGGCACAGTTTCCTAGAACTACCAAAGAGGTTGCAGATATGTTTGGTATTCAATCCAAAGATATTAGCCGAACCACTCAGATATTCAAGGATACGATAATGGGTGTTACAGAAAAGAACTATGTGACGAAGGCGTATGATGTTATGCAAAGACTTCTCAACGGTTTTGATATATCTAGGGAGGAGAGATACAAGTGTAACAAAATGTGTGGGGCGACTGATGATTGTGTGGAACTCATGAGCAAGACCCCCAACAGTGTAGCGTCCGCGATTATTTACATAGTACTA